TTCTCATTACTATAACCATAGTAACGTTTAACATAATCAAGATCTTTGATTTTATCTTGTCGGAGCCAGGGAGAAAATCTCTTCTTTTTCCTCAGACTATTTATAAAAAAGTCATATTGCATTTTCTTTGGGAGGAAATGATATCGATTCATTTCGTTAGAAAACATAATACAATCAATGTGCCCAGAAAGACATCGATTGATAATATAAGGTGCATATTCCTTCTCAAGTGAAGGGTCTTCGTCAATCAGGTGCTGTTTCGTTTGATTGATCGAGTTTAACCAGTCCTTCAATTCCATAATTAAAAAGCAAGAGTTCTTTACGTTGTTTTTGCTCACGCATATATTCACCAACGGAACGCATCGTGTAAGTTAGATCAAACTCAGCAGCGTTCCAGTTCTTAAACCGATCTTTTACAAGTTGATCAGTATTATAACTTACCAACATATCCATATTGTTGGAATTGCAATCAGCAGCAAACTTATCGTGATCAAATCCTTTATGCATTGATCCCTTACGCCCATAGAGATTATCCTTAATATCATAAGGAGGATCGAGATACATAAAAGCACCTTTGTTCCCATCCATTAGATAATCATAGGAATAATTAGTTATACGCCAATGCTCTATCAGTTTAGAATACGCAGGCAGTTTTTCGATCCCTCGCAAACTGAAGTTGGAATTGGAGGCTTGTTGAGAAAATGATGAACTCTCCGTGAGACCACTGAAAGAGCACTTATTGACAATATAGAAAGCCACAGCACGATCAATGCTAGGCAAACTTTGGTCATTGATTTGCTCCTTTGATTTGAGAAACAATTCTTTTGCTAGATCTGGGGTATTGTAAGCAAGTTTACAATCAACCAGTTCATTCTTCAGATCATTCCCAAACATCTGGAGTTGTTGCCAGAAGTTTACAAGAGGTTCATACAAATCATTCACCCAAATATCTAGGTTGGGATATTTCTTGGTGATATAAATTGCAACACTTCCTCCACCAAGAAATGGTTCTCGGAACTCATCATAGTTGCGAAGGTCTGGAAAGTAAGGTCCCATTTTTTCACAAGCACGGGACTTACCGCCAGGATATCTAAGCGGCGTTTTCAGAGATTTCATAATCAGGTTTGTTGTACTTAAGGTACTCAAAAAAAGTTAGTTTCATTTCTTTCTGCGTCATACCACAATGTTTTGCGGCAGCAGGAAGAGTCATTTTAGCACGAAAGAGACCTTCATTTGCCTCTTTCACATTTTGTGGGGTTGTTTTTACAGGAACCTCATATAGTTCCCACTTGTTAATTTTTAACAGATTCATCTACACACCTCACAACAATTTGAGTATTTTTAGTTGCTTCTGCCATCTCACGATACCCAGTCCCAACATAAATTTGACCACCAACGACAGCAACAGCACAAACTCCCCAGAAGATATAATACCACTTGGATTTGACTTGATGTTGCTTTTTCAGTTCATCAAGTTCTTCGTGAATATCTTGATGGTGAAACCTTAAAGGTTTTTGTATCAATGCTTTGAGTTTCTTGTTTTTCATTTAAATTCACACTCCACCATAAGTTCAGTAAGTGCTGCTAGGAGGTTAATTTCCTGATCAGCCACGAACGCACATTGGTATTGATACTTAGCAATAACAAGAACGGCAGCGGGGATAGTTGCGGGTGAAAGGCAATCATAGCAGGCGTCATAAACCCTGCGAAGTAGATGAGAAGCATCGTTGTCCAAGTTGGCGACCACCCACTTTCGGACTTCAGTAAAGTTCTTATCCTTGAGAGATTTAACCAGTTCATTTACAGAAACATCAGAAAAACTTGCGAGAATACCAGAGTCAATTTCCCCACCAACAGAATACCTCTGACACTCATTAAGAACCCTACGCCAATCAGGGAAGTGTTTGTTGATCAGTTCGGCAAGGACTTTAGGATCGTATCGTACACCTTCCGCATCCAAGATGTCCTGTAGACGCTTGAAGAAGGATCCTGCCAACTTGGTTTTTTCTTTTCCTTTGATCCCAAAGTCGATGACGGCACATCGAGAGTGGAGGGGTTCGAGAATTTTGTTCTTGTAGTTACAGGTGAAGATGAATCGGCAGTTGCCAGCAAACTCCTCAATAAACGCCCGTAGTAGGAGTTGTACGTCGTTTCCTGTGTTATCTGCTTCGTCAATGATGACGACTTTGTGTTTAGCATCTGACGAAAGCGAAACGGTCGAAGCGAAGTTTTTCGCATTGTTTCGGACAGTATCGAGGAATCTACCCTCGTCGGATCCATTGATGACATAAACATCTACCCCTAATTCAGTACAGAGTGCTTTTGCTACTGTAGTTTTGCCGATACCTGGAGGACCAGCAAGAAGCATATTTGGAATTTCGCCTTTATTTAGAAAGTCCTGAAAAGTCTTCTTGGTACTTTCGGGAAGAATACAATCTTCAATTGTTTTGGGGCGATATTTCTCTACCCAGATAAAATCACTGTTCATAATTTAGACCCATTCAGGTTTTCGTTGCGGCATACGAAGATAATTAGATGCAACCCAAGATTTGGATGCGATATAACGCTTGTAAGCAGTAAAAGTGTCAATGCTTTTGTCAAATTTAAACTCATCTGGCATCGCACGGGCAAATGGAGTTACTTCTGTAATCTTTCCCTTTGGAAAAAGATAGTATGCTTGCAGAAGCGTATTATAGCACGAATGTTGCTTCCCATAACGCAAATGATACTCATCAGCAAGATTCATTCCATGTTTAATCAACCAATAGGCATTGTGGATACTATCCATTGCCCATTTGGTACAGGGATGATTACGAAACGCACCTTTTTCAGTTCTGTAGGGAGTGTTATCAGTCTTGTACAAAGGACCATAGTTATGACCCCATTTTTCAGATGCCACAATGGAAAGCATTTGGCAGCACTCCAGCGGCATCTTGACAACGTGTTTGTCAGGAAGACAAATAGCACTCTCGGCAGGCCAAGGAGAAGTTACAAAGATGTTCATTAGAGACAATACTTTTGTACATAGTGAATAACTTTTTGTGGTTTATTCTCTAAGTAATAAGCTTCATGTTCTCTATGTTGTGCCCCAATTCCAATAATTGATGCTGATTGATTAACTTCATTTAGTTTATCAACAGATAATGGCATTGATTTTCTAGAGATTCCAAGAGCAGGGGGAGAAAACATACTTATGAATCCCCCTTTACAAATTTGTGCTGCATGAACTGATTCGTGATAAACAGTTTCATTTACATAATGCTTAAGAGGCCATCCACCTCTTTTCATATTACCAGTGCAGACAACAAACTCTTTTGATTTTTTTACATAACCAAATACATTTGGTTCATTTCTGCACATTTGAGTATTTTCATAAAACCTAAATTTTGCAGAAATGAGATCATTAACCAATTGCTGTCCTTGCGGACTCAAGTAAAGAAAAAATTCCATCAACCGAAGGTAGAATCAGGTTCCAGAGCAATATAATAGCAGAGGTTGTACTTAGGATTCGTGAACTGTGACAGAAGTTTTTGTGACACAACCACGTCATAAGCACCAGGAATAATCTTGATGTTTTCCACCTTAAAATTAAAAGTGAACTCTTTATCAGTCTCACCAACCACGATGGAATATTCGTTAGAAGTATCATTCTTCTTATCACGAACCACGAGTTTCACAACACCTGCTTCACCAACGGCAGAGAGATCAGGAAGTTGGTAAACTGCTGCTGCCTTGAGCAGTTTTTCCAAAGTTACGCTATCCAGTTGGAAGCAAACATCTTGAGAAGGAAGATTAATCTCTTTTTCAGGAGGAGAAATAATAACATTAGGATCGGCAAAGAAATACTTCACACGACGCTTACCTTCTTTGATGCTCAGGTGAGATTCTTCAGCAAAATCAAGATCAGGATCCTGATGAAGACTCAAACCATTCAGAAACTGATTCAGATCATAAATCGCAAAGTCACGAGTAAATTCTTCTGTAATATCCGCTTCAGCGAGGATGTTCTTTGCAACAGAAATAGTGCGAAGACGATTGCCCTTCTTTACAAGAATAGAATTGTTAATACCAGCAAAGTTTTTGAGGAGAGCAAGAGTATTGTCAGAGAGTTTCATAGTTTTAGTTGCCATAATCAGCGGAATTCGGTAAGACCATTATCTTTACGGGAATAATGTTTGTCAAAGTGAAGCAGTAGCATAGCATAGTGAATGACTTTGAGGAGGTCACGCTTATTGCGTCCATCTTTATCACCATAGCGGCTACCATACTTGAGAATGTTTGCCTGACAAAATCCAGCGGCAAGTTTTTTCGCTGCCATTAAGTCAATAGTTTGGATATCATCATAACCAGATTCATCGCCACAATAATGACCGTGATAAGTGCTGGTCACATACTCCTCAACATCCTTGAGAATTTTATCTTCGTTGTATTTCCAGAGGTGATTTTTAGATTCAGTCATAACAGGTTTTTGTGTCAAATTAAGCATTCCACTATGTTCATTCATAGAAAGTGTGAACTGATTCACATAGTTTTGTTCGTCTTCAGGTCCGTACATAGTATCGTAAAGTAAACTCCAAGAATTAACCATAATAAAAGGGGAAGAGTCATAATTTACCTTCCCCAATTATATCAGAACGGAGCGGGTTGGTCAACATATTCTACGGTCAGTTCAGGACTACTAGAAGGCATCTGGAAGTCAGCATCCACCTTATCATACAGTTCCAGGAAAGACTGCTTAGTTTCATCATCAAAGCGGTTCACACACACTTGGATTGCCTTTGCCTTGTCTTGGAAGATGCTATAGGCACGGATGATATGGACCAGGCGGCGGGTGCTGATGATTTCCTCAATACCACCATCATAAAAAGTCTTACGGATGATATCTGCCCAATCAACAAGACGCTTGCAGAAGTCACGATCCTCAACTCCCAGATCCAGAGCGATACCCTCAAGGATCTTCTGCTCAGTCACAGGAGCAGGATATGCTTGCTCAAAGGTCACAGGGAAACGCTCAAGGAATGCTTCGTTGAGAACGTTGGTGCCGATGAAGCGTCCATCATCAGAACCCTTACCTTTGGTATTGGCAGTAGCAACAACGTTAAAACCAGCAGCAGGTTTCACAAAGCGACCAATCTTTTTCAGGAAGACACCTTTACCCTCCAGAACAGATTGCAGGCACAGAATCTTGTTAGAGGCAAGGTCAATCTCATCCAGAAGAAGAATCGCACCGCGCTCCAGTGCCTCAATCACGGGACCATTGTGCCAGACAGTCTCACCATTCACCAGACGGAAACCACCAATCAGATCATCCTCGTCAGTCTCAATAGTGATGTTAACACGAATCAGTTCACGCTTGAGTTGAGCACACGCTTGCTCCACCGAGAACGTTTTACCGTTACCCGACAGACCCGTAATGAACGTAGGGTAAAAGATACGGGACTGAATAATTTTTTTAATATCGTTAAAGTTACCAAACTTGACGAAGGTATCATCTTTATCAGGAATGAGGTTTTGTTCCACAGCGGGGAGAGCGGCAGGTGCTTGATATGCCTGCTCCATTTTACCAACAACACTAGGAGTCACTTCCAGGTTCCAACGCCCACGACCAGTCTTGTAGTCTTCCAGGCGGCGGGTCACAGTCTGATAGTTCAGACCACGAGAGGCACAGAAACCACGAAGGTCACCAGTGGTAATTTCAGAACCATACAGTTCTTTAAGGGACTCAATCAGTTGGGCGTCGTTCACAGCAGACTTGCGAGGCATAATGTAGTTAGGTGGTTTTGTTTAACTGAAGTTATTATACAAGAAAAAAGGGGGCAGTTGAGTGCCCCCTGTGACAGTTTCAGGACTGGACCTGCTGGTTTCGCAATTTATTCAAATAATCCTCACTCGCAATATGAGGAGTATATCCAGGATAAAATTGCTTAACGATAGAACCAATGCCCATCGCTGTAATCGCACTATCACACTTTACCCAAACTTCTTTAGTATCGTATTTAACGACGTGTTCAAATGGGAATTTAGATTTCATTTTTCAACAGTGAACGTCTTGTTCTTAACTTTAGTATCAAATTCACCCGTTCTACCAGGTTTCATACTACCTATTTTAACATTCTTTCCTTTACCTGGCCAAGAGGTTTTTGAAGTTCCTTTAAGAGTTGCTTCTCCACCCTTTTTACGCTGAATCAAAACAGAATCTTGATCATACTTCTTACCAAGTTTTTCAATTGCTTTCTTGAACTTTCTCTTACCTTTTTTACCAGGAGTAATGATATGAGATTTTTCTCCTACTTTTTTCTCCTGAGGAGTTCCTGGATTTTCAGTGTATCTTCCAGCAACCTTAGTAGGACCAGGAAGACCTGCACCTCTTACATCTTTTTCAAGTTGCTTTGAACGTGCTTTGTTTTCTGCTTTTGATTTGTCTCCTCTCTGAGCAGACATAATTGCCATACCACCTTTTTTTGACTTGCTCATTACACGAGTAAGAGAAGTCTCTTGGATAGAATAACATTCTACCACAAATTCTTGAAATGTTTTCATCTTATCCTAATGTGGGTTTCTTTTTAGAAGACTTAGGGGTTGAAGCAGGTCTTTCAAATTTAGTTCCGTCCTGAACTAATCCGTCACCATCACGATCGGATGCATTTTCATTAAAACCCTCTTCTGGAGCAGGTGCTGGTTCTTGAAATAAGTCTGTAAATCTACTCATTGCCTTTATTGAGTTCTATAAAAATATTTATCAAGCCACAAGTTCCACAAACTCTCCAAGAATCTTTTTATTCATTTTTTTGGACTTGAGACTCTTAGCAAAAGCAGACTTGATTTGAGTCTTGGTCGCATCTTCAGCAACTTCAAACTCTGTATCTTGAGAAAGTGCAGTTGCAGAAAGACCAAAATAAGAATGGTAACCAGATTTTTTAATCGTGAATGCCTTTTCTTTTTTCCAAGCACTCATCGCTTTTTCAAGGTCTGGACCATAATAACCACAATATCGACGAATAAAGTTACCAGCGTCACGACCTTCCAGAACACGAATACCGATGAAGTTGATATCAGCAAACTTGTCCCGCAGGTTACGAAGGAAAATATCAGTAATTTGATGCCATTCACAATCCAAAGAATAGGTGTTTCCAGTCTTACGGTCACGCAAGAATGAACCAAACCCAATGCCAGCAGTTCCCATAAAAGGACCATCTTCCCATTGACGCTTCACTTCGCGGTGATATTTAATACCACAAGCTTCACCATCAGTCAGAACAACACATTGGACTTTCTGAAGTTTATTTTCCTTCTGGAACTTGGGTAGAATCTGATGAAGAGAAATCATTGCCTCATTCAAAGGAGTTGCTGAGAGAGAAAGACCCAAAGGAATCTGATAAGAAGTGTAGCAGTTACGCCCAAACGAATAAGCAAGGCGGAAGATGTTCTTCATCTGCTCCTCCAGATTCTTACCATTCACTTGACTGGTCAGCAGGTTCATCATTGAAAACCATTCACCAACTTGAATCAAACCATCTTTCTTCTGATAAGCAAGTTCACGCATATTTGCCTTACCATTTTCGTCATAAGAAACCAAAGGATACTCAGTCGTGAAGGCATAAACCTCAAACGGAATCGCAACCTTCTTACAGAACCAGATAAGGTTGAAGAGTTGCTTGACGGTATCCAGCATCACATCACACATTGAACCAGACCAGTCCAGAACAAACACCAGACCGTGATTCTTACCGTTTGCGAGTGTCGTAACCTTCTTGAAGAGGTCTTCGTTGTATTTGTAGGTATGAAGTTTAGAGCAGTCCAGAACACCAGTGCGAGCAGTCGTAGCACGGGCATAGGAATCTGCCGCCTTACGACACTCAAACTCTTTCACCAGATAGTTCACTTCTTTCTGTGCCGAACGCTTGAACTCTACAAACTGTCGATCAACTTCACCAAAGAGATCTTCATACTTATATCCAGTATTTTCCGAATAAGAGTCCCAAGATTCTTTACAATTAGAATGAATCTGGGCATTCGGAACAATCACTTTTTTCAGATCAAGTTTAGGGAGTTCCAGATAGACATTTTCAGGACCACTATTGTTAACAAGATCTTTCAGTGCCTCTTCAAGAGACTCCATCGTCTTGACTTCAGGTTCCTCATTTTTCTCACCACCCATTTCTGGGGTGGTTTCACCCTTTTCTTGAGTAGTTTCATCAGAGGTGGGAGCACCTTCAGAATCATTATACTCAGATTGGTCGTTATCACCCCCCTGCTGGTCAGTAAAATCAGAAGCAGGTTGGTTGTTAGCACCACTCTGTTGAGACTCAAGATTGTCCAGAGAGATCTTGGTTTCTTCCTGTTGCTTCTGCTTACAGTACTTATAAAGTGCTTCTGCAGCATTCAGCACATCAGTAAAGGTTTCAGTATCAGCAATCAGATTGATAATTTCAGTCTCTTCACCACGCTCAATAGGAATATCAATATAGTTTCCAATCTTGAACCACAGGTTTGCACGGTCGGCAAGGTTGTAAGTTTCCAGTTTATCATCACCAATCTGGAAGAAATCATCATCGGCAAGTTCCTTATAACCAGCATAGAAAGTCTTGGCGAGACCAGCGTAACGACGCTTCATCAGTTTCTCAATGCGAGCATCCTCTACCACATTCACAAACTGTGGAGGAACTTTTACCTTCTCCAACCAGTCCTCATCAGG